GGGAAGTTGAAGTCGTAGTACATCCCGGAGGTGATGGGGATTACGTTCATTCGGTGGTCCTCGTGAAGATCTCCACCTGATCGTTACCCAGCACGCTCGTGGTGGTGTTGCGCCGGGACGTCCAGCTGGTGGTGACGGTGGACTCCTGGGTCGGCTTGTCGTAGGCCACGGCGAGATCGGGGGTGAACACCAGCATGGTGTTGGCGGTCTTCTCGATCGGGAGCCTATACCGGATGTCGTCCTCGGCGATGCCTCCCAGCGCGAGCACCTCGGCTTTCTTCTTGGCCACGTACTCGGCCTGGGAGTGGTAGAGGAACACGTACTCGGTGCCGTCGCGGTTGATCGCGGGCGCGACGTCGGGGTGCAGGCCGAACTTGCCGCCGGGGTAGTTGTCCGGCGCGTCGGCGGTCTCGTAGTTGGTCCACTCGGCGAACTGTCCCGAGGCCTGGTAAATCGAGAAGTTCGTCTCGGGCCGGACGGTGCCGTCGGGCTGGCGCACCTCGTAGGTCACCGAGTCGATGGGGCTGCGCGCGCCGCCGGAGACCAGGTAGTAGTAGCCGTACTCCGAGCTCATGTTGTAGGCCGCGTACGGGGCGATCTCCTTGTTGTCGGAGAACAGCCACTGCTCGGACGGGTCGAGGTCGATGGCCAGCAGCTCGGGTGCGGGCAACGTGGCGATGACCGGGCTGGGCGTGACGAGCTTCTCGACCTCGTAGTAGGTGGTATCGGCGGCGGTGGCGTTGACAGGCACCGGAGTGGTGACACCCAGGCCCTGGGTGGTGATGGTGACGATGGTGTCCACCGGCATCATCCGCTTGAGCATGTCGCGGGCCTGACGGAACTCCTGGGGGCTGATGGTCTCCTTGTGCGGGCGGATCACCAGCTCGTTACGCGCGTTGGCGCGCCCAAAGGAGAACGATCCGCCCAGCCCGGCGGCGTCGACATAGCGCCACACCTCGTAGAGATCGGCGTCGCAGCCCAGCGCGGCGAAGACGCACTTGCGCACGCCCAACGGTGTCGCGCCGGTGGAGATGGCATCGAAGTAGGCCTTGATGCGGGCCCGGAACCACTGGTCCTTGACGCGGACTTCGTTCCACTGGTCGGCGGTGAGCATCTGTTTGCCGGGGTCGTAGCTGTAGCTCTCCGAGGTCGACCGGCTCAGGATGTTCATGTGGCCGAAGATGTAGTCGAGCTCGCGGTAGGAGATCGTCGCCAGCGCTGCGCCCGCGCGGCTCATGAAGATCTCCTGGATGAGCCGCCCAGCGCCGGAGGCACCGCACAGCGCGTCCATCAGCTTGTACAGCACGGTGGTCGGTCCGCCGTCGTAGACGTAATCGTCAAAATGAGACATCCGCAGCGTGGTACTGCGGGGCGGAAAGTACGGGAAGGGCTCGGTCATCAGAGGATCGGCTTCCGGCGAATGATGGGGGTCAGGCACTGCGCCAGCTGATTGTCGTTGAGCTTGAAGTCGTCGTCGGTCACCGTGTAGTGCGTGATGTCGGTGGACTCATCGAAGAGCTGCAGGCCGTGGTTGTCGCCGGTGACCCCAGAGTCGCCGGTCCGGATCAGTTTGACGTTGACCACGCCGATGACCTGCATGACGGCCAGCAGCATGCCCGAGACGGTGATGGTCGCGCCGTAGCCGAGGTAGTTGAAGTAGGTCTGCAGGCGGCCCACGATCGTGGTGTTGGTGGCCGCGATCGAGTAGTTGCGGTCATACTCCACGAACAGGTGGGGCTTGATGTAGGTGAAGTCGGCCTGGTGCACCAGCACGTCGGTGCAGATCTGCTTGGCCTCCTTCATGATGGCCTGCAGGATGCGCGGGGTGCGGTTATAGACGTAGACCAGGGTGAGCTCGGTGCCCAGGCCAGGGCCCGAGGACGTCCACTCGATCCCGGCCACCTCGTACGGGCTGCCCTTGAGCAGCGCCTGGTCGTTGTCGTAGAGGTTGGACGCCATGATGACGTGGTAGTCGACTCCGCGTTCCCAGACGTTGGACCCCTGGGTGATGACGTCGGGCACCTTGAGCAGCGGCGTCAGCGACAGCCGGGTGAAGTAGTTGTTGGCCTGGGGGTCGCCGGTGGATCCGACGCGACGGAACAGGCTGGTCCAGAACGGACTGGCCGAGGAGCTCAGCAGCTTGGTGTTGGTGATGACGGTGCGCTCGGTGACCTGGTAGGGGTCCTGGCCGTCCACGAAGATGTCGACCTTGTTGGTGATGCCCGAGGCCGGACGGCAGCGCGAGCAGTTCGGGGTGTACTCGTATTCGACGTCGAGGATGTCGCCCTCCACGATGTCGCCGGACTCCACCCGGTCCAGCACGGGGGTGACGGCACCGGCGGTGAAGGTGTAGTCGCCGCCCTCGAAGTAGAAGACCTCGTCGGGTTGACCCAGGCTCTTGAAGACCGACTGCGAGCCGGGCCAGGTGTACTTGACGTCGGCGGACACCGGCAGCGTCAGCGCGTCGGCGGGGGCCTCGATCTGGATGCGCTCCAGCACGGTGGGGCCGATGACCTTGACCCGGGCCACGGTGTTGTTCTGCTGGCACAGCGCCTCGTAGAAGTCGCTGGTGCCCGCCGCGTTGCGCATCAGGGTGTCCTTGAAGCGCGCGCGCAGCGCGGCGTCGGACTCGTCGTCGGTGCCGCCGGTCATGGCCGCCAGGTTGGTCACCGAGGAGGATCCCAGGATGGTGCCGACGTAGGCCACCGAGTCTGGCGCGACGTTGCCGAGCACGCCCGCCACCGTGCACTCGACGGGGATATCGACGGTGTAGGAGCCCTTGACGAGCACGCCCGCCTGCTTGGCCGCGTAGTAGAGCGGGCTGCCGTCGGAGGTCACCGAGGCCTTGGTGTAGAACGTGGTGCCCAGCGGGATCTGATGGTCGAGCTCGCTGGCAGTGCCCAGTTTCACGGTGACCACGCCCTGGGCCTGCTTGCCCGCCGTGCGCCCGAAGCCGAAGATGCCGACGAACTGCTCCAGCTCCAGGCCGACTTTGGTGTCGATGTCCAGCAACGAGCCCAGCAGGTAGTTGTCGACGTAGGCCTCGGCGATGGCCTCGGCGACAGCGTCCACGATCTTGCGCTCGACGGTGCCCACCTGCAGCGAGAGGCCGGGGCAGGTGACGTTGAGCGTCGTGATGATCTCGTTGGCGATGTTCTCTGGCGACTTTGCTATCTTACTCACCCACTCCGTAAGTGCGAGACGATAGCTCGCGCATGAAGACAACTATCAGGCACTTCCCTGTTTCTCTTCGGAAAGCATCAACCTTCTCCTGCCAGTTGCCACTTTGCTGAGGCCAGCCCTTAACCTCTATCCAGATGTCGAACTCGGGCAAGTAAAAATCGGGTCGATAGGTGCACCACGACAACGAAAACCGTCGTGGTTCGTACTGCCAGGTAATTCCACCACGGTCTAGGTCTCTGGCGAACACGCCTTCAGAATTGAGACACCTCATCCGCACGCCAGCGTGCACCCCCGCCCTCCCCCAGGTGCGCTGATTGGCGTCATAGACGCCTTCCTTCCACATCTGACGTGTTAGCTGTGCTCGCCGCTCCCTCTGCTCAGCCGAATGCTTGATGCCTCGGGCGCGTTGATTGCCCAACTGAGCAAGTCGATTCTTCTCTCGCTGTTCGGGTGTTTGAGGAATGCTCTGTGGGACACCTTTTTTCGCTCGCGAGATCGCCGCCGAGTGCTCCGGTGTGTTCTTTCGCCCCAACCGAGCAGCAGACATCTTGGCCCGAGTTTCATCCGAGGCGCACTTGCCCCGCTGCCTGTCGGCCATCTGCTGTCGATGCGCATCGCTCTTGGGCACCCCACGGAGGGCCGCGCGATGTGCGTCGGTTCGCTCATAAACACCTCGGGGCATGATCAGCTCACTGACGTAGTGGTGTTGGTGGTGACCGCCGCGCGCTCGCCGTTGGCGACAGTCACCGAGGTGCTCACGGTGTCATAGTGCACGCGCGAGCTGACGGAAACGACTTCCATGAGCAGCTCGGAGAGCGAGAACTCCTGGGGGTTGTTGCGGAAGGCCTGCTGCTGGACGGCCATGTAGTTGCGCAGCACGCGCAGCACCTCCTCGCTGACCTCGGTGCTGGTGTCGTCGTCCACGATGCCGCCGATGTAGTTCTCCAGGTCCGACCCAAACCGAGGGTGGAAGCGGTCGATGCCGAACCGTTCACGCAGCCAGAGATCGATGTCCTGCTTGAGCTTGTCGATCCCCCAGATGATCTGTAGTTGCCCGCCCTCCATGGCGAGGTCCCTATCGACTATGGCCAAGCTGAAGCTCATCGGATCGCTCCTCTCATCTCTTGTGTCACGGCTAGACCCACTCGACCAGGGAGTAGGCGTCCCCACCGAGGCCGCCGACGGATCCCGGATTGATCGTGCGTGCCGCACCACCACCGCCACCAGCGCCGTATCTGCCACCAGGGCCGCCGGGGCGGATGGCTGTGCCCAGCGTGCCGGAAGCCGAAGTGCTACCACCACCACCTGCACCACCACCACCGGCCTCGCCTGGTCCTGCATTTTGCCCGGGGTTGGCGGTGGACTGATTCGCCCCCAAGCCGCCCAGAGCGACCACGCTGTTGCCGCCGTCACCGCCGAGAAGACGCAATCGACCATCGTCTTGATCGGTGTAACAACCCCCACCGCCGCCAGGACCAGCCCCATTGAGGTTGTCGATGGCGTCAAGGGCGGCCCCTTGCGCTCCGGCGGTGCCATTGAACAGATAGTCGGGAATCGAGATTCCACTGGCCGAAGCGATTCCCCCGGGGCCACCGGAGCCCAGCTGATTGTTGAATGCTGGCGACTGACCTGCCGCGCCGCCCCCTGCGGTGAGCACGATGCTGCCGGAGGCGAAGACGGTATTGCCCGCCGACCCAGACCCGGTCCCCCGGGTCACCGACCAGGTGGGGCCCAGAAACGCCATGGGGATGAACACTCGCCCCACCTTGGCACCACCACCACCGCCGCCGCCGCCACCCGCCCTATCGCTGGACCCATGGCCCCGGCCCCCTGCGCCGCCGCGCCCGAGCAGGGTGACCCAGACGCCGGTGCCGCCGGGAGTCTCGTTGCCGATGACGTCGATGTTCTCGTAGGACAGGCCATCGCCGGTGGAACCGGTCGGTGTGGGGAGCAGGAGAGGCATCAGGCCAGCCCCTTGATGTCGGCGACCAGGCCGAGTCCCGGGGTGCCGCCGACCGCCGAGACGTACACGGTCAGGATGTCGCCCTCATCGAAGACCCATGACCCGGCGGCTGCCGCGCCGATGACCTGGGAGGTGTAGGAGATGGTGACCCCGGTGCCGACCACGGGGGTCCCGTTCTTGCGCAGCTCCACGGTCATCGATCCCGAGGCGTCAGCGGTGCCGCAGCGATAGATGACCTGGGAGAAGGTCACGGGCCGGGCGAGCTTGACGCCGATGAAGTTCTGGCCGTACCCCACCGCGCGGTAGCCGGTGGTCTGGGGAAAGCTGATGTCGTAGGGCAGAGAGGCCGCTCCGATGGTGGCCAGCTGGGCGCGGATGCTGGGAGCGAGCTTGGCCAGGGTGACGTTGTCGTCCAGGATCTTGGCCGTCGTCACCGAGTTGTTGTTCGGGTTGCGGGTGTCGCTCAGGCGCGGGTCGTTGCCCTGGGTGATGGTGTCCGACGTCGACCCGAACAGCGCGGTGATGCGCGCGGTGACGCGCGCGTCGGTGTAGTAGCGGTTGGTGGTGCCTTCGGGCAGCTCATCGGTGGAAGACAGCGAGCCGGGCCCGCCGGTCGGCACCACCGGCAGCCAGTTTTCGCCGCCGTCCGCCGAGCGCTCCAGGCCGGACCCCTCGTCGCGGTACTGGGCGGGTCCGACGCCGAGAGTGCCGTGCACGTTGATCTCGGAGCCGAAGAGCTCCAGTGGTCCCGAGGAGCCGATCTGTACCTGGCCGGGCGCGGGCTTGGTGACGCCGGAGAGGTCCACGGTGTGCATGGGCACCTTGGACACCATGCGCCAGCGCTGGCCGGACTGCTCGACGTTCCAGATCTCGCCGACCGCCGGAGTGACCTGCACGGCCCCGACGTGGGTGCGGCAGTCGATGGCGCTGCACTCGCTGCCGTCGGTGGTGAAGGTGCCCGAGGCAACGCGCTCGGCGGCGTTGACGGAGGTGACGGCCACCGTGCCGGTCGTGGCGGTGGCGGTGCTGGCCGCTGAGCCCCTCAGATACCCGGCCATCAGCCCATGCCGATCATGGACAGCAGCTCGGAGGCCTTCTCCAGGAGCACGGCGGGCGAGAGCGACTGCAGTTGGTTGAGCTGGGACTGGACGCCTCGGGGGACGCTGGGCGCGGTGATGGTGGCGTAGGTCTTGAAGCCGTTCTGGTAGTCGAAGGAGTGCTCGACCTGGGTGACATAGACCTGCAGGTTGTGGCCGACGAACTCGATGCGCATGCCGGGGAAGAGCTCGGGCAGGAAGCAGAACTGTGCGTTGGAGGAGAACTGGTTGGCCCAGCCCTGCATGAAGTGGTGAATGGCCAGCAGTTGCCGGAGCTCGGGGCTGGCCACCATGGTGTATTCCTGCAGGAACGGGCGTGCGCCGAAGCGGGTCAGGATGTCTCGCCCGGTCATGGCCTCCTCGCCGAGCTGGGGCGAGATTCGCGCCATCTGCTGGAAGAGGTTCTCGTTCTCCACGGTGGCCACGCCGGACTGCAGCCACCCCAGCGGAGAGATGGGCTCTCCACCGCCGGAGGTCTGGGCGGCGACGTAGGCGTGGGTGATCAGCGAGTAGTCGTTGAGGTTGATGGTGACATCTTTGAGCTCGATGTCCTCCAGGCGCATGACGGCCTGCTTGCCTTCCAGCCCGAAGTAGTCGGGGTACCAGGCCACGAAGTCGCCCTTGGGCGAGGAGCACCAGGACCTCATGGTGGCCTTGCACAGCATCTGTACGACGTTGATCAGGGGCTCGCAGTTGATCAGCGAGCGCTCGCCGTCGAAGAGCGCGGCGATCTTGGGCGCGTAGGCCGGGTAGTTGAACTGGTAGGTGAACAGGTTGCGCGCGATGGGTTCGGTGGACCCGCCGCCCGCCGAGGAGCCGGTGCCGCTGGTGGCGGTGCCGAAGGAGCCCGGCGCGTAGCCGGGGCCCATGAGGGCGGGCTCGTTGAACTTGACGCTGGGGTCCCAGCCGCCGAAGTCGGCCACGTGGAACATGGCCAGCATGCTGCTCATGTTGTAGTGGTTCACCTTGACGCGGGGGCCGTCCGGCGAGGGCCCGTTGCCGGTCCAGCCTGAGCCGGAAGACTCCAGGATCATGTTCGGGCCGCCGGGCACGCCCGCGTTGCCCAGCCACATGAAGGTGTGGCCTTCGTGCGGGAAGATCAGGTCGCCGGGTTGCAGGCGGTCCGGCGTGGTCTCCCTGCCGCGCAGCTGAGCCAGCTGGGAGTAGGTGTTGCCGCCAATGTCGATGCCGATCGACTTGTAGGCCAGGCTGGTCAGCCCGGAGCAGTTGTGGACGAGGATGCCGTTGGCGAAGAACTCAGGGTCCCCCTCCACGGTGATGTCGTACACGTTCGTAGTGCCGACGATTGTTGTTGTCTTGCTTGTGTTTTCGACAACAGAACCGACGCTCGCTCTTGCTGGCCCGGTATGCCTGGAAGACGCCCCCGCATTCGGCGCACACGTACTCATGAAGACGTCGATGAGCCTGGCTTTCTCGCCGGTGCTCGGAGAGCTCGACCAGTGCCAGGTTAGACGGGTCGTTGTTGAGGGTGTCGTGGTCGACATGGTGCACTTCATGCCCCGGCGGGATATCTCGCCCATGGTGATGTCGCCAGACGGCGACGTGCAGGGATCCGTGGCGAGGGTTCTGGAAATATGCCCGGTGCGATGGCCGGTCGGATTCGGGGTAGCGGTAGTACGTGACCCCCTCGAAGACGATCGTCTCGCTGCCCCCGGTGCGATGGGACGCATTGGTGCATTCCCGTGAGCAATATTTGCTCTTAGGGCCGCCTCGATATTCTGAGCTGCATCGAATACAAATTCTGATCGTTGCGTAGGGCACAAGACCAGTGTATCTACGCTAGTTACTTTCCCGAGGGGAACCCAGCCCCGATTCTCTGTCCACACCCGATGATCGGGCGTTCCCCGAAGGACATGTCCGTCTCGCCGGAGCTCGGCCACGGGGGCGTCATCGCGCACTTTCCACGCTCGCAGAACGCGGCGATAGCCTCGCCGTGTCAAAACCATGTCCTCAGTGGTAAGCGACTCGATGGGGATGTCACCGCGCGCTGTCGCAATCAACGTCCCTTCGGCAATGCAGTCCACTCCTCGACCACGCACGGGCGGGCGGATCTGGTCGTAGGGCGATCCGATGTAGGACATCCCGGCCACGATGGCGCTCATGGCGTCGGGGTTGGGCTTGGCGGCCCCGGCCAGCGCGGAGAGGCTGTTGGGGTTGGTTCCGCCGGGCGTGGTGCCGACAGAGGGCAGTAGGCCCGCAGCGGCTTGGCCGGTGCTGATCAGACCCGCCGGGGACAGCGGGTTGTTGGCGGTCGCAGTGGAGCCGAGCGCGGCACCGATGTCGGTGGCGGGCCCGCGCGCGGCCTGGATGGCGGCGGTAGCGGGCTGGATGTAGGGCGCGTACTTGCCGGGGATCGCGCTGCCCTGGACGGCCTGGATGGCCGCTGCGGGGTCCATGTTGCGCCAGTCGATCCGGCCCAGCGCCATGTAGAACGCGCGGGTGGAGGCCTCGGGGTTCATGCGCTGTGCGACGTCGCCCCACTGCCCGCCGGTGGTCTGGTTGTACAGGCCCACGCCAGTGCCGGAGGTGGCGATGCCGTCGTGCAGGATCTGCTCGGATCCCTCGACTGCTGAGTTGGCCATCACGCGGGGCACGGGAGGGTTCTCTCCCATGGCGCAGGCCAGCGCGAGGATCGCGGCGTCGCTGTTGCGGTAGGTGCCTTGCCAGCTCTGGGCGGCGGTCTCGATGCCCTTGAAGGCGGTCGATGCCGAGGCGGCACCGGGGGTATTGGACTGGCCTGCCGCTGCTGCCTGCTGCATCTGCTGGGCGTGCTGCATGTCGTTGGTGTTCGGGCCCCAGCCCAGCTGGTCGCAGATGTTGATCATGGTCGCGATGTAGTTGGGCGCGCCGATCACCTGCGGGCCCAGCGTGAGCGCGGGGTTGGCCGACGCCGACGCGCCGCCGCCCATCGAGTGGTCGTCGCCCAGGAGCTGCTGCAGGAACGCCTGCACCTTGCCCTCGTCATGGGCCATGTTCTGGGCCTGCCAGTTGCGCACCAGATTCATGAACTTCATGGGGAAGTTCTCGATGATGATCTTGTCCTGATCCCAGCCACCGACGTTGACCAGGACGTCACGCAGGATGGAACCGATCGGCTTGACGCCGGGCACAGTGGTGCCGTCGCCCTGGACCTGGGTGCTCGGGTTTCCCGAGCCGGTGCCGAACAGCGCCATGGATTCGGCGAGGGAGGGGTCCCACCAGGTGTACTTGAGGCGCTTCATGGTGCAGGTGGCGCGGAAGGTCACCGTGCCGGGGTAGAGCTGCAGGTAGGGACAGTCGTCCAGGTAGCCGGAGAAGACCTGGATGGTCTTGATCCGCTTGAGGAACAGGATGACCCGGTCCATGCGGTCGAAGAGGCCGTTGTAGCGCAGGTCGCGGTTGTTCAGCGTGAACTGCAGGCTGGCGGCGGCGTCGATCGGGCGCACCACGCCGCCGTTGACCAGGTCGCTGGAGACGTCGTACTGGCGGTTGCCCCGCGCGATGATGATGCGCGCTGCCGGGTTGTAGACCAGCGTCTTCATCGGTGGCGGGCTCTGGCTGTCGATCTTGGGCCGCCCGCCGACGCCGAGGCTGCCTGACACCGCGCCCTGCATGCCGATGGCGGATCCGATTCCTGGCATCAGCGACCTCCCCCGAGCCAGCCCACGATGGAGCCCAACGATCCCGCAGCGGCCTCGCCGGAGGGCCGGGGCGCATTGGCGTTGATCCGGCCCTGATCTGACGCATTGACCTGGGAGTAACTCACGTCCCCCGCGCGCTGGGACAGCGAGCCCGGGGGCACGGTTAGCAGCGCGTCGGCGTTGGGCGCGCCGTCACGGATCGTGTTGAACAGGCCCCCGTAGATGGCGTCGAAGTCGGTGGCGTAGGAGAAGGCCCGCGTGGTGCCCAGCGAGACGAAGCCCTTGGTGAGCTCGACCTCGATGGTGGTGTGTGGGGCCCACTGGAAGCGCTCGGCCCCGCCCTCGGCCTCCTTGATGATGCCCTGCCAGTTGACGATGTTGCGCTGGGGCCAGTACAGCGTGACCAGCGCGACGTCGTTGGGGTCCTTGCCTTTGAGCAGTTTGAGCTGGATGGAGCGCACGAAGGTCTGCCACTCCTCGAACTCTTTCTGGGAGCGAAACTGCACGTCGAAGCGGATCGAGGGCTGCTGCAGGCGCACCGGGTGGTGCTGCTCGCTGCTGGCGGTCTGGCTCGACGCGGTGGCCGAGAAGACCGGACTCATGAAGGACACGACGTTGAGTCGGACCTCCTGAAAACCCTTGGTGCGGATCCGCAGCTGGCTCATGTGCCGTCCGCCCGGGGCGCTGGCATCTCGAACTGCTCCATGTCGTCTTGGACGTCGAAGACCCAGCCCATGGTGGGGTTGAAGCCGATGCCGCCGAAGTCGACGGTGGGTTCGACGCCGTGGATCTTGACGGGCCGGGAGATGGGCGTGTTGCTCGCGTAGTCGGCCATCAGTTCACCCTCGGAATTGACGTGACAGGGCTGGTCGGGTTGCTGGCATTGCCAGTGAAGCTGCCCATGATGTTGTTCAGCGGGTTGCCGCCGGAGAACATGTTCGTGATGTTGAACAGGTCACGGCGCACTTCGCTGAAGAGGTTGCTGACGACGTCGGTGACGGACTCCTGGGAGTTGTATTTGCCGCGCTTGTAGCCGATGCCGTCTTGCAGTCGGGCGATCTCGGCACCGATGGACTGCGAGCTCAGAACACCAGAGGAGTCCTCCACGACGTTGAAGGCCATGTCCAGCTTGGCGTTTGGACGTCCCACGGAGTCGGTGAAGGGGATCGAGGAGGCGAACACCTTGAGCTTCCAGTTCTTCGTGGTGTACTCGAAGGTCGCGGGCTTGCCGTTGCGCTGGTCGTCCATCAGTTTGCGGATGAAATTGGCGACCTTGACGACATAGGGCCATCCGCCCCAGCCCGCCTCGACCTGGACCTGCAGCTGCGTGATGCGAGTGGACAGGATCTGGATGACGCGCCCGCCGTAGGTGTCCTCGACGTTGGTGTTGAGCACGTACTTCCACTTGATCGAGTTGGGGTTGGTGCGGAAGCGGAAGACCTCGCCGGAGTGCGTGGTGATACTGCAGATACCCCGCGACTGGTTGGCGGCGACCGAGGAGCTGGGCTGTCCGGAGCGGATGCTGCCGACGCGGACCAGCGAGGTGGATACCGGCGCGCTCATCGGTTGCCCACCGGCGCGTTGTTGTCGGTGGCCCCGCCGTACCCGGCGTTGGACTGCATCTGGTTGGTGGTCAGTGGCACGGCCTGGGGGCCGGAGATCGGGCCCTCGTAGCGGACGACGATCGGACTGGCGCTCACCTGGACGTTCTGCTGGCCGACGACCCCGGCGGCGGCGTTGCCGGTGCCGAACTTGCTCAGCGAGGTGGGGCTCTGTCCCGGGGGTGCGATGAGCAGCTCTCCGGCGATGAGCTTGTCGCGCTGCTCGCGGTTGGCCTGATCGAGCTTCTGGGGGTTCTTGCCCTGGGCGTCGTAGACCTTCAGGTTGTCCGCGCCGTACTGCGCCACCGCGCCCTTGAGCGTCTCGGTGGTGTACATGCCCGCGTCGGCCTCATGCTGGCGGTCGATCTCGCCCTTGCGCTTCATGACGGCGTCGGCGGTGTCGTCCAGGTTGGTCCAGTTGAAGGTGAGAAGGTCCTTGCCCATCTCCAACAGGCCACCGCCGAGGTTGCCGACGTGGGTACCTAGCGTGGAGAGTCCCGACATGGAGGCGTCCATGAAGCCGGTGTCGATGGGCTTGACCCCCGCCTGGGTGGCCTCGACTCCCTTGTTGAGCAGGTCGGCTGCGCCGTTGGGGGAGATGAGCTTCTCGTAGAGTCCGCGTGCCTCATTGACGCCGATGGCGAAGCCCTGCTGGTTGCAGATCTGGACGAACATCTCGACGGCCATGTCAGGGTCGGGATTGGAGCGCTGCGCCATCTTGGCGAAGCCCTCCAGCGTCTTCATGGTCTGGGCGTTGAGCTGGCCGCTCTTGGCCAACTTCTGCATGGCCACCCGGGGCGTGACGCCCTGCATGCCTGCCACGCCCGCCTGCGCGGCGGTCTGGGCGACCTGGGAGGCGAAGTTGGGGTTGGCCAGTGCACCAGAGAGCTGTGGTGCCACAGGGGCCAGCAGGGGCGAGTCGGAGAAGGACCCGATGAACTGGGTGGCGATGTCGCCCTGTTGGCCGCTGACACCCAGGTTGGTCATCTGGGAGGTGATGGTGCCAAAGGCCGCTGTGATCTCGCCCTGGCTCTGCGCCGATCCGGAGGCCATGGCCTTGATGTTGGCCAGGCTGGCACCGAGCTGGTCGATGGACATGCCGCCGGACTCGACGTTCTCCTGCAGTAGCTTGACGGAGTCACCGACGGCCATGTTCATGTCTTTGAGGTTCTTGGCGATGAAGCCGGTCACCGAGTCGAACTGGTCGCCACCCATGCCGCCGTTGAGCGCGCCCTGGATGACCTCGCGGGCCTGCGCGGTGGTGATGAAGGGGTCCAGTGCCAACATCTTGGCCTGGGCGTCGTAGCGCATGCCCTCGCTGACACCGCCGCCGGTGGTGGAGCCGAGGTTGCGGTAGTCCTGGATCCGCTCGCCACCCATCTGCAGCAGCTGGTTGGCCGTGAGCGCGAGACCGACGCCCGCGCCGACAGGCCCCAGAGCCGCCCCGAGCTTGCCGAGCATGCCGCCCGCGCCCTCCATACGGCCCAGCATGTCGCGACCCGCGCCCACCATGTCGCCCATGGAAGACCCCGGGCCCATCTCGCCGAGCACCTGTCCGAAGAGGTCCCGGCCCTTCATGGCCTGCTCTTCCATGGCGCGCGGGGACAGGCCCTGATCCTCGTCGGGAGAGTCGCTCTTCTTCTTGCCGGGCACCCGGGGCCGGGCCGCGCCGCCGCCATCGTTGGCGTCCTCGCCGCCGACGGCGTTGGTCAGCGCGTCGGCCAACTTCTTGATCTGCTCATCGCTCATGCCGCCGACGGCCTCGCGGTCGACCATTCCGCGCTGCGCGCCCATCGAGACCACCCGGGCGGGATCCTGTCCGAGCTGGGCGAGATCGCCGCGTCCCAGCGTGGCGTTGCCGAACGGGTTGGCGCTGTCCTGGCCGACGGCCCCGGGGATGCTGCCGAAATCGCCGAGCTTGCCCTTGAGGTCGATGGCGCGCTCGACCTGATCGCACCATTCACCGAGCTTCTGGGTGGCGATCTCGGCGATGACCGGGATCTTCTCCAGGTAGTCCTTGTGGTCGCCCTGGGACCGGGCGGCGGCCTCCATGGAGATCCGGTAGGCCTCGGTCTGCTTGGCCAGCGCGGTCAGTGTCGTGAGCGCCTGCTCGGGCACCTCGACGTTGAGCTTGGCCGAGACGCCCTCGGTGGTCTCCTTGAATCCGCTATCGCCCGGAGGCATCAGACCTCCAGCCCGTAGTACTCGACGTCAGCGCCGGAGAGCTCACGCGGACGCTCCAGCTCGTTGCCGTAGCGCGCCAGGAACTCGTCCACCTCGCGGGGATCGGCCACGCCCGCGTATGCCTCGCCGCCGACCATCTCTTCATCCTTGGCCATCCCGTGCAGCTCCATCCAGCGCTGCGGGAAGAGCTCGAAGGTCTGCAGCTCCTGGATCTGGCGCACGTCCTCGTTGTTCTGTCGCCGGTCCATGTAGATGTAGTAGATCAGGCCCCAGCGCTGAATCTTGTTGGGGTTCTTGGTCGTAAGGTATCCGCGTTCGTAGGCTAGACGAACCACCATCTCGCTGGTGGGGTCTAGCCTGATGTTTTTCCCGAGTTGAGGCGCTCCGCAATGGCGTTGAACTCGGCGTCGAGCTCCTGCACCTTGTCGTAGACCGGCGTGATCGCGTAGGGGAAAGCACGGGCCACCTTCCTCACCTTCTCATCGAAGAGCTCGGCCTCGTCCTCGATCGGAGCGAGTTCGTCGTAGATGCGCCTGCCGTTGATGGAGCGGATCCCGGCAGCTGCGGTGGCCACGGTCCAGGCCCGCACGAAGCCGGGCGTGTTCATGTAGGGCGCGACGAACTTGCCGATGTTCATCTCGTCCCAGGAGTTGAGCGACTGGCACTGCACGGTGTGCCCGAGCACCTTGACCTCTCCCCGGCGGCGTCCGACGGTGAAGAAGTCGTTGAGGTCGGCGCGCTCGGCGTCGGTGAGATCGAGGATGGTCTCGACGTCCTCGGGGTCAGTGCCCTTCTCCTCCTGCATGCCGGAGGCCTTGGCCTGGGCAGCGGCATAGGCGTCGGGATCGAAGGGGGCGGCTTGACCGCCGTAGGCGTCGGCGTGGGCCAGCGTGGCGTCGATGGCCGCGTTGTCCTCTGCGCTCGTGGGCGCGAACTGAGGATCGTGATGCCGGGGGATGTCCACGATCACCTGATCGGCCTGGCGTCCCAGGGGCACCCCTCGGGGTGCTTGTGCGCGGGCAGCGAACGGGTCGTACCCCGGGTTAGACGGTGGCTCGTAAAAGGTTCCGGTCATGGTTGTCCTTCAGGGTCGGTACTTCACTGGGGTGCATCATG